GTCATGTCGCCTAAAAAACCAAGCTGCTGGAACGGTTGGTCGTACGCCTGACGCTCTGCCGCGAACTGGGCGTTTAGTATGTTTTGTGCTTGCTGTTGTTGTGTGCCGCCAAAGCCCATCAACTGTGACACGTCTGCTGCGCGTTGCTGCTGGGCCTGCTGACCTAGACTTGCTTGTATTTGACCCATAGACGCCAGACGACCGCCTAGCTGACCAGCCTGACCGGCGAGTGCTCCGATGCCCTGTGCGGCTTGCTGCTGGGCACCCGCTAACGCAGCGAGTTGTGACACGTCTGCTTGGCCTAGCTGACCAAACTGTAATCCTAGCTGACCGCCTGCGCGTGCTAGATCGGCTCTTTGTCCCGCCATCTGCGCCAGGGCCTGTTGTCCTTGTAGACCAAGCTGACCGCCTTGAAGAGCCCCACGCTGGGCAAGCTGTGCAGCATTCAATCCTAGCTGACCGCCTTGTAAAGCTGCTTGCTGTCCCATTTGTCCCGCTTGCAGACCAACTTGACCGCGTAGCTGTTGTGCGGCCTGTGCAGCCTGTGCTTGTGCGCGTGCGTTCGCTGCGGCTTGTGCTTGAGCCGCTTGAAGCGCCTGTCCGCCCTGTTGTGCGGCAGTCATGCCAAGCTGTGCTTGAGACTGTCCCAAACCGGCTTGTTGTTGCGCTAACTGCGCTTTCAATTGTTGCGTGCTTATACCCATTTGGGCAGCTTGTGCCGCGAGCCCTGCTTCGGACTGCGCCAACTGGCCGCCAAGACCAGCCGCCTGTAGTTCACGTCCTTTGCCTGCTTCGAATGCTCGCTGTGCAGACTGTAACGCTTGCCCAAAACCCTGACTCAACAAATTAGCCCGTTGACGACCGATAAGTTCGTTCACACCGCGAGTTATCTCTGCTTCTTCGACGCCACCTCTAGACCCACCAAAAGCTCCGGCAGCAACCTGACGTGCTCTTGCGCTTTGTTTCTGTAATTCACCAGCGCGGATGGCCTCTTGGGTATTTGCGTCAATCACCTGTTGTATGTACGGGTCCATAAACGCAGCGATACCACTAGGGTCGAACTGGTCAGCCGCCCCTGTCAACCCACCCCGGATGGTGCTGATATCGCCTCTTGAGCCCAGTATACCTGTTTGACCAATAGTGGCCTCTCGCTCCGCTTGTCTAGCCGCAGACCCTAGTTGGCTCATGGCACCGGCAGTCGTGCCAGCGGCTCTGCCTGCTTGACCAAGTAGTTGTTGCTGTGTTTGTGCTGCCGTTTGTAAACCGCCTCTCGTAGCCGCACCGAGTTGCCCGCCCAAAGCCTCGGCTGTGCCGAGGGCCCCGATGCCTACATCAGCAGCAAGTTGACGTCCTTGCTCTGCACCAAGCCCTAGCCTTGTAGCCGTATCTGTAGCAGCACGCTGCGCCGCCACATCTGCGGCAGAAAGACCCGCTTGTGCGGCTTGTACTTGCAAAGGCACGCCCGCAGAGGCACCTGTGATGTCTCTAGCGGCTTGAGACAGACCGCTAATCGCTTGGTCACGGAAAGTAAAAGGCTCGGTCCGCGTATCGGCAGCTAATCTTTGCGCTTCACGCAGAGTTCCCAGACCGCCTTGTTGTGCTAGAAGTGCGGCCTCAATACCAGGCAGAGCACCTTTTGTTACAACATCAAAACCCGCATCTGTTTTCTGCAAAGCACCCTGTAAAAAAGGCTCATAGCCCCCGATACCAGAACGGATCAATTCGCCCGCAGCGATCTGATCGGCAGTCATACCCGCCACAGCTTGTGTGGGAGCTTGTATGCCTTGTTCTTGTAAACGTCTTACGTAATCCAGGGCATCTTGATAGAGCCCCGCCTTAAACGCCTCGATTTCCGGAGCTTCACGGACGATCTGGGTTGTGGTTGTAGTCTCTGCCATTACGCCATTCTCTCGAACTTGCTCATCAGAGCGTACATATTTTTCATTCCATTTTCGCGGTCGCCGTTACCCGCGCCACGCACTGCTTTGGCAGTAAATACAAACTCGCCATCGCTCAGCATTGCCGGTATGTCGTCACTGGTTTCAGTACCCGGACCGTCGATGCGTCCGTTCATTCGTGGGAAGTAGTCGATTTCTCCGCCCTCGGCCACGTTCACAGGCTGTGGTTGGTAGATCGGGGTCTGCAAACTGCCGTACTGGTCAGTTACATCTTGAATACTATAAGTGGTCGGCAAACGCATGGTGCCCTCACCTAAACGATACTTCAACGCGTCAGGGCCCTCCAAAAGATCGAAACCAGTAGGCCGCTCATCCACGTTGAAATCTGTAGGCTCTTCCCGAGTTAAGGCGTCTACAGCCATAATTCCGGCGAAAGCTGGTCCAAATCTACGAGCCATACCGCCTATCCCAGAAAGCGAGTCTTTAGCTAACTTGGCGGCATAAGTCTCTACAGTGTACCCCGCCGGTAAAGCGTTTTGATCGGCTAGTCGTTGAGCAATTTCTGTTGCTTTCGTGCTTGCATCCATACCCGGCAGAAACAAGTTTTTCAAACCTTGAATAGGCTGCGCTGTTTCGGGTCCTATGCCGAATATCTGTTTGACGCTATCCATGACGCCTGGCGGCTGCACTGTCGTGGGGGCAGGCGGTCCCATTGCTGCTGCCCCCGCGCCAGTTCTTGCACCTGCCGCCGAAGCCGTTCCGACACCGGTTTGTGCGCCCAAAGGCTGGTTTACAGGGTCTAGCGGACTTCGTGGAGTTGTCGGCACTGTAGATTCGGGGACGATCTGCGGCATCTTGGGAGTAGAAAGGGCTTTCGCCATAGCTTCTTGTTTTGCGGCATCGCCCGTCATGAGGGCTTGGGTTTGGAGCGGATCAGCGGGGGGTGCTGCAACACTTTCTAGAGTCGATGCGGCCTTTGCAGCTTCGGCGGCTTGAGCCCCACCGGCAGCAGCCGCCTCACCGATTGTTCTTGTAAAAGCACCTTCACCGAAAGCTCCCGACGTGAAGCCCTCAGAGAAACTACCACCACCACTTGAGGCGGCCATTCCGCCGCTAATCCCATTCATCAGACCTGCGGTCAATCCACTTATTGCTGCTGACTTAAACGCGTCCTTAAAATTACCGCCGTTGATCAGTGTTGCGATGCCTGATCCGGCAGCCGCGCCCAAAGGTCCGAAGAAAGCGCCACCCACAATCGGTAAAACGACCGTGACAGCCTTCTTTACAAACTTTTTCAGACCCTTGAAGAGCTTCTTCAGAAAGAACTCGGGTTGGCCGGTGACCGGGTTCAGAGAGTTAAGCTCGTTACCTACCACATAACGCTCGGGCTCGATGCCCATGTCTCGCATTTGTTGGAAGATACGCTCTTTCAGGATGGGGTTTTTGCGGAAGACCTCCATCGGAATGACGGTTTCGCCTTCTGCAGCGTGAATCATGTACTCGTCTTCGTGACGACCAAACGTAGCTAGTTGATCGGCTACCCGCTTGACCGACGCAATACCCGCTTGGGGTATATCATCGTCGTCATCGGTGGCCCAAGAGCCCTCCGTGGCGGTCAGGAAGGTGGCTATGCCACCAGCAGGAACCTCAATCGGCTCAATGTCATCAAATTCGTCGTATTGAAGTGCTGCTTGTCCCATATCGTGATCGTACGCTTATGTGATATCTACAACAACAGAACCGTTCGTGCTTACCGATACGTTTCCGATGCTACCCGTTGCGCTTAACCCCGATGTCGACGGAGAAGATATATTCTGCCAGACGTTGCCGGTATAGACTTGCAAGACGCCCTCAGACAAGTTCCAGATAATGTCCCCCGCCCGAAACTGTAGCTCATCTCTTCTAGCCGCAGTGAACTGTGGCGTGGCGTCTGGATCAAAAGAGTCTAAACTTATCTCTAATAAACGTACAGCCTTGTTGTACGTGTCCGTTGGCACAGATTCTCCAACAGAAAAAGGCAAGCGTCCCTGTAGAAGCTTGCTCATCTTCGACCGTTAGACTGTAGATCAAGTCGCGTGCCGCCTAAGCGGAATCCCAAACCAATGCGGTTTGCAAGATCCGCGTCATCGTCTGATTCAAAGCGTATGGCAACCTGTCTCGCTCTTGCCCGCATGTCGACTTTTGTAGTCGTCGCCGTGAAGCTGGTCGTCTGGTCCGTGGTCAATGAGTCGCCTGGGAAGTTACGAGCCTTGACGACCACGTTCATTTGCTGATCTGCTCCGCCCGTGCCAGTGAATTTGACGTCAGGGATCATGCGTTTGACAAACTGAAACTCTTCGCCGTCGCCAAGGTCAAAGTCCGCCGATTCGATAAAAACACCGCTCATCGGACTGCCGTCGTCGTCGTTGCCGGTTTCGTGTTGAAACAAGCAGTTATTTGAGTCGCTGTTGACACCAGCAGCCCTTGGAAAAGCCACGATACCTTCGTCCAGCCACGCCGTGCGGGACAAATTGCCAATAGACCAAATGTTTTCGACGTAGTTGTACACCACATAGCGGTCAATCGAGTTGCTGTCTGTAGAGCAGTAAAACCAGCCAACCTCATTGAACTGTTTGTTGAGAAAGCCAAAGAACTGAAAGGCTTGACCCTCGTTAAAATCATCAAACACGTACGAATGCACGCTACAAGGAACCGGGGCAACAGAGCCGTTGTAGATGTAAAAGCCCTTCTTGTCCATCCAGTAGATGCCATTTGGCGCATTTACAGCAGCGTTTGGTCCTATAAGGCTGATACCTTCGTTGATCAGGTTCAAACCAAAGGTCAAGGGTGCGCCTATGAACTGCAAGCTGTATAACGCAACATCTGTCCAGATCAACGTCTCTTGACGAGCCCGCAACCCACCTATGATCTCAGAACCAGCAGAGCACCGAAGAGATCCTGCCGTGTTTGTAGCTTTTGGCTCCCACTCTGCGATGTTTTCTTGATCCGAAAAAGCAATCAGGAGCGGATCTATTGAACCACTACGACTACCGCCGCTTATTGGGTCCGCCCCCAGGACAATTGCGTGGCGGTCGACGTCAGAAACTAGTACCTGTAATCCTCTAGTAGGAGCGAGATTCGCACCAGCCAAAGAGGTCAACGGCACGGCACGAGTGTTCAAGCCGTTCGTTTTGTCCCAGTAATAAATACTGCCCGCTCTAGGATTGGACACGAGGTCTTCGCCAAAGTTGTCCATCGACCACAAGCGTAGTTGGTTTGCGTCACCCAAAGACGTAGTAGAGCCCCACGTACCAGACCCCCATGTACCAACACCCCAACCCGTGCCGTCAACAAAAACATCCAGGCCCGAGTTGATCTGATAAGTTCCTACAACACTGCTGCCGCCATTACCAGTGTCACTACTGTTTGCAGTGACCTCTGCACCGCTGGTGTCCTTCGCTACAATCGTAAACGTATCAGCGGTCGGCACGGCGACCACTTGGTATTCTTGGTTCAAGACTGCAGCAGTAACGTTGCCACCTAGACTAGAAGCGCCAGAGAACGTCACAAAGTCTCCGTTCACCGCACCGTGTCCGGCGTCTGTAACCGTAATCGTGCTAGAGCCGTTTGTTGCAGCGAAGGTTACGTCGCCTGCACTAGTTGTTTCTCGTATGGGCGTGATGTCGTTGTAGCTCGCGCCTTCTTGGATGTACAACTTGAACCGCGTGCCGAGGCCCAAGAGCTTTGTACCGTCGAGATCGACCCAGCCGTGAAGTTTACGACCGGTGCCCTCATACGAAGCTTGAATGTACTTCTGCCAGCCGCCTATCTTCTCTGGCAACCCTTTGCGAAAACGCACCAGATTGCCATCAAACCAACCGCCCTCAGCGGTGTAGTCTGTGCCCTCTTTGTTGATGCCAGGGTTGAAGATAAACTTTTGCAGAGGCATTACTGATGCTCTCCTGTGCGGATAATCTCGGTAACTTCAACGGCTCGGTTTCCAACTTGAGTAGCCCACCGACTGTCCATAAATTCATCTGCTGCAATGTCAAACTGCTCACGAGACATCGCCTCTAATGCTTTGACAAAACCACGGAGCCGGGTCAGCCCAAGGTTGAAGCAAATATCAATCATCGCATCTTGTCGGGCTTCATTCAGTGCGCGAAACCAAAAGTAATTATCTTCAAGCTCTTCTCGCACACGCTTGATGTCGTTAGCGAGAAGATATTCGACTTCATCTTCAGACAGCCCAAGACCGCCGTTTTCGTCTATGTTGCGCCCAACGCCCACAGTAATCATGTTTTCTGAACACTTGTATGCATGGCTGCGTACACCTTCGTGACGTTTCAACATGCCTATCAATTCAATACCCATTACTTCTCCCGACTTACGCCTTGAACCTTTTCGTAGGATCTCATCGCGCCAAGACCCAGCATGCCCATCATAACGGGGACAAGCAGTGTGGTATCGATCTCAGGCACTTCAACCCAGATGCCCAGTATATTAGAAAGGATAGTGTTGTAAAAAAGACCGAGCGCACACACCCATCCAATACAAGGACGCCACCCAGCCACAAACAAAGACTTGGAAGCAGCCTCCACCTTATTGACCTCTAGCTGGCCTTTAGCAAGCTCTTGGGCATGACGCTCTGCAAGGGTACTCAACTCAAAGGCAATACGATTCTTTTCGTCTTTGTCCTCAATGACCTTGTCGAGTAAGGAAGTGGCTGGGCCTATGAGTGATCCGAGTAAGCTCATCGTTTTGCCATATACGCTGTAGCGCCGAAGTATAGTCCTACAATACTAGCCTGACTGAGAAATAACATGTCGCTCAAGGAAGCCAAAGTGGACAGGCGAGACTCAGGTATGAAGGGCAGAAGTGGTAATAAAGCGAAAACCACCATACTGCTAAGACTAACCCAAGCCATTCGGCGTTGACTATCAGCCTTCTGTTCTCGCAGTTCGATTTCAACGAGTTCTTGATTTCTTGCCAATTCTTCATCGCTGACCGTCCCGTCCCCGTCAAGGTCATACTGAGCATATCGTGATTTCGGTTCTAATTTCTTGGGGCTCATTGTTACTCCGGTTTCTTCGGATCACGGAAGAATATCTTGGTGCCAGCATCCGATTGCGGTATCTCACGGATAGCGCAATAGGTAGAGAAGAATCGGTTGTTGCTTAGAAGCTCATTGATCTTGCCCACCGATTGAGCATTGAGCGCGTTGCTGTACTCAAGGCATGACGTAAGTTCTTGAAAATAAAACTCTTGGCCCGTGGGTT